GTGACGAAGATAGGGCAAAGATTGAGGCTGCCCTAGGTCAGTTTTATGACCGTAATGGGAAACTGAATCCACGAGGCGGTCAGATTTTTAACGCGATTCTTGCGCAAGACAAAGAAAAAGAAAAACCAAAAACACCAAAAGCGAATACGGCGAACGCTGACAATTTCTCGTCAGTTGAGGAACTCATTGAAGCACTCGGTATGGGATGGCGACAACTTGATGAAGGGGAAAGAAATCTTATCCGTCAAGAATATGAAGGACAAAAAGGGGCACGGGCGCGAATTAAAGAACTTGATGAAAAGCGAATTGCTGAAATAACCGATATTCAAAAAGCCGAACAATTCATGTTTGACGAACGAAGGTCAATTATTGCGCATCAAGCAACGTTGGCAAATATGATGAAACAACTCCGCGACCAGCGAACAACCCGCGGTGGCGAATTGAGCAAGCGAAGGCAAAACGAAATTTTGGGTGCTATTGCAAGAATTCAGCAGGATATTGGACGTAGGCGCGAACTCGTTGCCAGGGCACTAAAGAAGAGGGATGAAGGGTTTTTGGAAGAAGCACCAGAAGCACCAGATATGAGAGTGCCGAGCCCAACAGAAGCAGTCAACGTTCTTGGCGGTTCAGCAGACCAAGTTCCATTAGAAAAAATTATTCCGCAGGACGGGTCTCTTGCTGGAGAAACACGAGATGCATATAGAGCAAGAATTAAAACGCTTGCCAAAAATAAAGAAAAAATGTACTTGGGATTTGCCGATAACGATATTGCGCAAATGACACCTGAAGAGTTGAGAAAGAGACGCAATCAAATAGCCGACGCTTCATTGAGATGGCGTCAGGGGTATGATGCTGCACAGAAAATACTTGAATTAAAATTGAAAGAATACGAAGGAAAGAAACTAGATGCATTGTCTCAGCGCGAACAGCAAGAACTTAAAGACAGAATGGACTCCGTAAACGTTCACGCTGCAGAAATGAACGCGCTTGACAAGATGGTCAAACAATATGACGCTCACCTAGACAAGGTCGCACCACAGCAAACCGAAACATTTGACGGCAGTGGTTTGATAGTTCCGAATGAACCATCACCGATTCGTAGACCAGGGTCTATACGGATTAGAAATTATGAAGATGCTGTCAAGGCTGTTCACGAAGGAAATCAAGGTGTATCCATAGAAGATGTTGCTGACGAGGTGATTGTTGACGCATTGTTTGACGAAAGCCTTGCATATGTCGGCAACAAAAATATGATTTTTGATGAGAAAGATGTTCCGAGCAAAGAAGATTTACAGACGAAGGGTTTCAGTGCGTTCATGGCTGAGGGTGGCGAAATGGAAAACAGGAGATTCAATTTCGAGTTAATCAAGGTTCATCCCGGCGGTAGCGGTAACGGTGTTTGGGATGTTGTTAAGGTAAGAGATAAACGGACTGGACAAACCTGGTTTGTCAAAGCAGCCGTATATGGTCACCACGGAGCGATGCTTGAGAGCATCGGGATGCGCGCCGCCGAAGCAATACAATTAGGAAATGACAGAGCACACTTGCGCATCGGAAAAGAAATAGTAGACGCGGACACAGGGAAACGACATCGGTGGATGATGATGCGTGGAATCATGGATTGGGACCACGGAGCAGGCGTCAAGCCCCAACAGGAATGGGCTGACGTCAAAAAACTACCGCGTGACCCTAAAGTTGGCGCAGAAGATATAGCGCCTGAAGACGCAGCGCGAATTTCCGTGTTGGATTTTGTGTTCAAAAATGGCGACCGACACGGAGGAAACTTTATGTATACGGTTGACCAGAACGGCAAAGCCCGTTTGGGGTTAATTGACCACGGACTAATCGCATATGGTCGCGGAATAGAGGGTGAGGTTGATGCAGACGATGTTAACCCCCCAAGCCTAGACCGATGGGAGGACGAAGTGGCAAATCATCGCGCACGACTGCAACGTGATGGCGTACGAGGATATCATGACGAATGGAATAACGGTATTGAGGGTTTGAAACGCTTAGGATTCAATCATCAGAGCCAAGAAGCCAGAGAACGATTTGCGCGAACCGTTGACCGCACCATAAGAGTTTTGGAAAAACAACTTGAACAAATTATGTCTCAACAGGAACTGGAACAAGCGGGCATGAAACTTACACAGGCAGAAATAAACCATTTAAACGCTATTCGCCGTATTGTCGCTGACAGACTAGACTATTTGAAGCGACACAAAGAAGACCTTATCAGACAATTCAATTAATTGACTAGGATAAACACATGGGCTTTCCGTATCTCCTACAAGTAACATCTCCTGACGAAGAGGAGCCACCATTTTTGTATGAGGTTGTTGTTGTGACCGCAGCAAACAAGTGGAAACGTTACCATTTGTCTGGCGCAGAGGAAGATAGTTCTAGGTATAACGACGCAGCCAAGACCGTGTTTTCCACTCCCTACAAAGCACGAATCGCGCTTTCAACAGGGATGTCCAAATACAATGTTTCTTTGAAAGAAAACGCTTCTCAAAAAGAGATTGATGATGCGTTAACGAAACTCAAAGGGCAACTCCCTTCAAAATCAAATAATCAAAAAAAATAGTTACATTACGCCCTGTTTGGGTGAATGGTATTATTGGAACACCGTCTGCATGGTGTTGGCAGACCATTGGAAAGACCCAAATGAAAACTGCATTTATCGTCAGAAACCGCGAAGACAAGCCGTACTTCGTCGCCACAACATCGGATGTTGGAACGACTTTTCGCGCAATCGCCGAAGATTCCAAAGGGTTGGTTGACGCTTTCAAAGATGAATACAAAAATTCAAAAATAACAAAACAGGAACTAAGCGTCGCTCTTGACCGCGGGATGACCGTAGAAGGTCCAATGCCCGAAACGCTTGTTGCACAGGCTCTCCGACGCGAACCCAAACCAAAAGAAAAATTTGCAGAAAAAATATCTGTTTCTGATATACCGATTAAATACTTTTCCGCAAACGAAAAACGCGAAACAATTCAGTTTAAGGCACGCGCATTCGTATCAGAATCACGCAAGACAACTTTCAATTATGAGGTAAAACGAGTAAGAGCACTTTGGGACCCGGGTCTCTCAATTCCTGGCACTGGTCGTCGCGGCGGATGGCGATGTCCAGTTGGCACGCGATATGGTGGGCAGATAACCGACAGATTCGGACGAAATTGCGGTTGGGGTGTAGCACGAAGAATCGCCAATGCTATTACCAACATCGGTGAACGATTGGAAAATGTTGACGATAGACGACGCGGACGTCGGCTTGAGCGCCGTAACCGAAGAATGTTGCAACGCCTTGGTCGGGCAGAGGAGGGTGGTCGCATTGAGCGGGGTTTGCGTGGAGTTGCGGAAGCACTTGAAGGTGGTGACGCACCGAAAGAGCCTCGTGCGCCAAAGAAGCCTGCACCACGACGTAGGGGTGGTGTACGCGGAGGTGGTTTTGATTCCGACGCACGCGATGAAGGTTTGCGCGACTCTGAGCGTCGTAGAGTGCGCAGAGAGTTAGAGGAACCTGGCGCACCCCGTACGGGTTCAGAAGAAATCGTTGAACCGAAACCAAAGCGTCCTGCACGAGCCCGTAGGCGACGAGCGTCAGAAGAAAGGGCTAAAGAAACTGCGGGGAAGCGCCCTACTGGTGAACCGATGGAACCGTCTGTCAAGCCAGAACCGAAACCAAAACGCAAGAAACCAACAGCGAAAAAGCCTGAACCGAAAAAGCCAAGTACCCCCACACCAGAGAAACCGAGCACACCTACGGACGGCGACGAAGCGTTTAATATTTTGTTTGACAATATCAATATGTTGCTTGAGAGGGGAAACATAGACCGTCTCGACAATGATGACTTTCAACGAATGAAGAGTCTTTGGGAAGAACAAGAATTCACTTTGGACGCTCAAGACAGATTTGAAGACGAAGTGCGCGACGGAAATTGGGGAGATGTTGAAGAACTTAAAGAACGTATCGCAATCAACGACCAAGAAAAGCGTGGGGCGGCTGAACGCATAAGTAAAGACATAGACTTTCTCCGCGAAAAAAATCGGTCAGCCGGAGAACGAGAGGGTGCTCTTCGCAGAATCATTCTGAACAAACAAGACATCAGGCGACGTGATTTAGAAAACGAGATGTTCCAAAAAGCCGTTGACGACCCGCCGTGGAGAAAGCCAGAGCCACCCGAAACTCCGCCGTCAAACCCAAGGGCTCCCACTCCGACTCCTCCGAAACCGCCAACTTCACCCAAGAAAAATAAACCGAAAGCCGATGGAGATGCACCGAAGGTGAAGACCGCAGAGATTGGCGGAAAACAAAATAAAGAAGACAACAAACTGGCTCCCCTTGGCGATGACGGTCTTCCCGCAGGGAAAGCGGTAGAACCGAACACAAAAATCAGTAGTGCTGAACAGGCTGCAGAACATCTGAAAAATGGTGGGGACTTGCGAGATGTACCCGATGTTTTTGTCATTAGCGCACTTGAGGCAAACGCAGACAAGGACCCTAACGGTCCTTTCGGACCAAAGTCAGACAAGCGTTACGAAATCGGGCAAATGAGGGGCGGCATCAACGGGGAGATGCGTGTGTTTACCGATAGAACAACTGGTAAACAATATTTGTTGAAATACGAAAAACGGCGCGCACACGGAGAACAAGAAGATGTTGCCGAAGTTTTAGGGAATAATATTGCCGGAAGAATGGGTTTTCCTGTTGGTGGTTTCCGTTTTGTGGGTTCCGTCTATAAAGATAACAAAGGCGACGGACGAGCAGTTCTGTTTGAACATGTGTCTAACTATGTGTTGGACCAAATTGGGCAGCCAGCAATGTTTGATGACATGCGTGACGTAAATGTTGAGGACGGCGTTGCGTTGACCCTTTTGGATTATGCAATTTTGAATGTGGACAGACACGGCGGAAATTATTTCGTGGTTCGTGACTCAAATGGCTTGAGGCGTATTGTGCCGATTGATATGTCTTTAACTTTCCATCAAGCAGGTATGTTTGCTGACGATAAAGACTACGCAAATGCAGAAGGTCTAAAACATTGGGTGGATGGTGCTGCTGGCAGAAATAATATCCTTAATGGAATTCGTGCCAGGGTTAAAGATGGAGAATTAACTCGTCAGCAAGTTAAAGAACAGGTGATTGCGGTTCAGCGACGCTTGCGTGAAAATCAAGAAAAAGTACAATTTGCACTGTTCGGCAAGGAAGTAATGGAAGCAGCGGGCACACCGGGTAACCCACGAAAAATTAAGGGAAATAAACCTGACCATATGGTCGCCTATACCGATAAGCGTCTGCAATGGTTGATGGACGCCGACCCTGAAGAAATAACCACAATCATTCTGAAAGGATAAAATTGTTTTATGAAGTATCGCATGTTCACCCCATCGGAAATCCTTAACTTCAAAGGCATGCCGATTGTTTTCATTGAGGTGAGGGATGGTGTTCGTCAGTTTTCAAACAGCAAAGAAGACGACATTACATTTTATGAGTTTTCCAAAAAGATTTATTCAGACCCAAGACCAAACAAGTTCTTCAAAAGTTTGGAAGGTTTGACGACGGGTTTCAGTTATTACGATTCCGAAGAAGGCGAATACTCGGGTGAAGCAAAAATTAAAATTGATGCCATCATCAAGAAACTTGGCTACGCGGTCATAAATATCTAAGGAAGCAAATGAGCGACGAAAAACCCAAAGTAACTCGGGAGCAGGCACTCATGGTTGCCCGTCAACTCGGTTGCCGCGGTGCGCATGAGCATGACGGGTCATGGATGCCATGTGCCTCTCACGATGAGTTTCTTTCGGTTCGCAAGGGCTCCAATGAGATGCGTAAAGCATCAGCGAAAAGTTTTCGTATCCCTAGAACAGAGTTGGAGCATCGCTCTGCTCTAGCAGAATCAAAATCTGGCGAAATGTACGAGACTCGTGCAATGGCAGAGGAAGCATCCCGCAAGCGTGGATGTAAGGGTGTGCGGACGATTGTTTTTGGTGGACACAAGTACTATGCGCCGTGTGTGGCAACTGAGCGGTTTGACCCCCTACGGGAACGAGGTGTTGCGGGTATTGAAACTTTGCCTGATGGTGGTCTTGTTTCTGCCAAGTCCGAGAACTGTTGTCCTGATTCAAATATGGAGGGCAAGAGTTTCGTTAATCGTGTGAGTAGGTCAACCGACCCCGATGTGTTTCAAAACCCCGACTCTGCCCGTGTACGGGCAAGAAACTTGGGGTGTATCGGAATCAGGCGATATACGGCTAGTGACGGCAAAACCGTTTGGTTGCCATGCTCTAACGGTTCTGACTACAACAGGGTTATGGGTCTGCGGACAGATAGGTCGCCGAAGAAGAATCCTCGTGTACGAACCGGCAAGAAATCTTTTGATGGTTTGCGTGATGTGCAACAAAAAATGGTTACCCGACCCAAAAAACGTTTGCCAAATGTGAGCAGCGAGACCATTAATGATTTAGCAATTCTTGTGCGTAAACATAATGCGTCCGCCAAGAAGCAGGCTTACAAAACTAATTTGCGTGATGTTAAGCAGGTATATTTGCGCGGGTTGATTGCTGGTTCTGAGGCAGATGCCAAGAAGCGTGTATTGACTTTCCTCAAGGCGATGAGTTCGGATGAGCCGATGCCTCGCGGTTCACGAATGGACTTTGATTTGGTTCCCGACAACCACCCATCCAAGGATGTCAAATCAGTCAAGAAAGACGGCTATTTCACCGATGGAACAAACGGTGTAAAGATTATTGATGGTTGTTGTCCGCAAAATGTTGTCAGGCGACACAAACTCTCTTAGTTGCAAGCCACAACAACAAAACATGTTATTCTCGTATTGTCAGTAGATGAATAGTTTACTGTGACTGGGTGCTTACCTAAGTCGTATAACGATTACAATCACCCACACACATTCCCCAGGAGGGATTCAAATGTCTGATGACATTCGCCTTCGCGAACTGCAAACCGCACTTCGCGAAAAGATGACAGACAACAAGACCATCGCCGACTCATTCAAAGTTGAAGACGGCACGGTTGTTGTTTCTGCCGAACAAAAGAGCGCGTTCGACCGCAACATGTCGGACATCCGCGAAATCAAGAGCCTGATTGAAGGCATGGAGAGCATGCGCGATGCAGAGAAGTGGGCTTCACAGCCCGCCTCTGAGTCGGTCGCAAGCGCCGCCGCTCAGCCAGTTCAGCAACTGACCTCGCGTGAAATCAAGAGCATCGGTGAAGCGTTCCTCGCTTCAGAGGAGTTCAAGTCCCTGAAGTCAGGTCGCAATGGCGCCAACATGCCTGCCCCGTTTGAGTACAACGTGAAGGATGTCTTCACGGGTATGCCAACTGGTCCGGCGTCGCCACTTTCGTCGGTTGAGCAGTTCGGTACGTTCCAGCGCGACCCGATGGTCGTTGCCCCGACTCGTACCCGTCGCGTCCGCGACCTCTTCCCGAAGCGCACCACCAACGCTGCCGTGATTGAGTACTTCCGTCAAATCGGCTACACCTCCCCGGCTGGCATGACGCCTCCGACCAACAACGCGGCAACTGTTGCTGAGCGCTCGGGTACGCCCGCAGTGTTCGCCACCAAGCCGCAGTCGGGTCTGAAGTTCACTGGACATCAGGCACCGGTTCGCACGATGGCTCACTGGGAAGCCGCTCACCGCAATGTCCTTGCCGATGAGCCGCAACTCCGTAGCATCATCGACAACGAACTGATGTACGGTCTGCGCCTCCTTGAGGACACCCAAATCCTCAACGGCGACGGCACCGGCGAAAACCTTGAAGGCGTGCTCAACACCACCGGTATCCAGACCTACTCGTGGTCTGCGGGTGGCGTAGGCGACCTCAAGGCGGATGCAATCCGTCGCGCCGCGACCCTGTCCTTCTTGGCGTACTACGAGCCGACAGGCGTCGTGATGCACCCGAACGACTGGGAAGACATTGAACTGTCCAAGGATGACAACGGTCAGTACCTCGTTGCTGTATCGGTCGCCCTTGGTGGTCAGCCAAGAATCTGGCGCATCCCGATTGTGGACACGCCCGCAATTGCCGAAGGAACAGCCCTCGTTGGCGCGTTCGGCACCGCGGCGCAAATCTACGACCGCGAGACGGCGAACATTCGCATCAGCGAACAGCACGCGGACTTCTTCGTGCGCAACGCGATTGTGATTCTCGCCGAGCAGCGCCTAGCGCTTGCTGTCAAGCGTCCAGAAGCGTTCGTCAAGGTCACATTCGACGCGGCTCCGTAATACCGAATAACACGCAATAAGCGTCGCCCCCGCCGAGACTCCGAAATATGGGGTTGAGGCGGGGGCTACGCTTTTTATGGGATAATTATTTTTGATGCCTGACGAAATTAAAGTAAAAATCCTTGGACTGAACATCGGCAACATACGACGTGTTGCGCTTGGTGGGAAACCCAAATTTCCCAAAGATGGAGATGGTGACGGAATGTTCACCATGCCGGGTAGCGACGAGGACAAAACACCCCTTGCTACGGCAGTTAGTTATGCCATCAACACTCTTCGTAGTTTTCGTATAAAAAAATTTGAATTAAGACAAGATAGCCCCCAAAAATCGGAAATTGTTCGCAAATGGCTAATTGAGGCAAAGTCTGGTGGTTTCACTGCGGATAGAAATCTTGAAATTGATGTCAAGCAAGGCATATCGGTTGGCAGGAATAAGCACGGTATGTCGGTGGATATGGATAAGGTTTTTGATGAGAATGGCGAGGTTCGTGAGGATGCGGTTGACCGCGTGATTGCATGGATGGAATATCACGGGGAGAGAGTTTTTGACGAACCGCTAGAGGGTGCGAGGCAAGTTGGGGTTGGGGCTTGGATTGAAAATGGGATGTTTTATATTGATGTTGTTGACATCTATGAAAACAATGAACAAAACAGGGAACGGGCTTACGAGTTAGGTAAAGCGCAGAATCAAAAGTCAATTGCTTTTCTTGAGAGGTTGTGGAGGGCTAAAGAAACAGGGGAGTGGGAAAACGTTTTTTTGACGACCGATGGCGATGGGGCAGATACGATTCCTTGGTATACCTTTGACCCGATAGTAGAAATAATGCGGTCAAAGAGAAAACCATCTGTCACTAATGCCAAACCCACCATTGTGGAACCCAAGAATATGGATAAAACTGGTCCTGAGAATGTGACCATGCAATTGGCTGAACCTATTCCAATGTTTGCTAAACATTTGAAAGGTGATTTCAGTGATGTTGTAGCAGTTGCGCCTGAGAAAAGACAACGAATTGCCGACCATTACGACCTACAGCCAGAGGTTGATGAAAAAGCAAAAAAAGCGTATGACGAACTCAAAGAAGAAGTTGAGCGTCAATTTGAAATGCTAAGAGAAATGGGTATAACCGTAGAGTTTGTGGACTACGACCCCTATGACGGATTCCATTCAATGCGAAAAGATGTTGTTGAGAACAAACGGCTCAAGGTTATGAAAACATCGGTGACTGGTTCTCATCCATATTGGGATGACGACACAAACGACAAGTTCAGGGCTGTTCACGATGTGTTTGGACATCTCGCCACAGGGCGTGGATTTGACCGACATGGAGAGGAGGCGGCGTATCAGGCTCACAAGTCAATGATGCCAGAATCGGTTCATGGTGCTCTGGCAATGGAAACAAGGGGGCAAAACGCTTTTGTTTTAGCGAGGGGTGATTTTCCCAAACAGAAGGCGGGAATATTGCCTGACGAACTTGCCAAGCGTCTCCAAGGTTCGTCGCGCTCACAAATAGAGGGAATGATTACAGCAGATGATGACAATTTGTATGAAATGGGTGGCTCGCACCATATTTCTGGTGGTCGTTATTTTAAGAGCAACAAGGCAGGTTCTAAACAACTTTCTTTTCGTATAATAGTGGTTGGGTGATGTATGGCTGACAGCAAAAACCGCTTCGTTTTCCGAAACAGCAACATTCCAAAAGAATATTGGACAATGACCCCTGAGCAAAAACGGGAATGGGTCAAAAAGTTTCTACAAACTTTCAGTGGAAATGAAGAAGTCAAAAAACGCTCCCGTGGCAATAGCGAATGAAGAACTTTACTTTGTGAGATAATTGACGAATGTTTGTTCGTCTATGGTTTTACATAGTTTCGTTGTGGTACAGAGTAAACATTTGCATCAGCGATATGCGTATCAAACGAATAGACGCTTCAATCACAAAAAATAAATTAGGTGATAAAGATGAGTGAAAGATTTTGGTACGGTGCCAAACCGCTGAAGGTTATTGATGGCGACACTATTGATTTGATGATTGACCTTGGATTCAATATCCACCACAAGATTCGTGTGCGACTGTACGGTGTGAACACCCCCGAATCGCGAACAAAGGACCTTGCCGAAAAAGAAATGGGCTTGAAAGCAAAATCGTTCACTTCAGATTGGCTGACAAACCATCAATGGGTTTATGTGAACACAATCCCCGACAAGAACGACAAGTATGGTCGCATACTTGCCCGAATTTTCTCTTCAGACAAGGTTGACGACCCCAAAACAGCGTGCCTAAATACGGACATTATCCAAGCAGGATATGCGAGAGAATATTTTGGTGTAGGCGATAAAACTTGGACAGAGTTCAAAACCAAGTAAATTAGTTTTCGCGTTCAGCCCAACCCCTATTGGTTGCACGCCATAAAGACGGTGAGTGATTTGATTCCACTGCTACGCGACTATCGGGGTCTTCGTACAAGCGAATGATATGAGCGCAGAATTCGTCTTCTGATTCTTCTTCTCTCGCGGACATTGGAACGCCGTCATGAATTGAGCATACTGGCGGACCGCACCAACCCTGCCGATAGCCGTAGAGCATCCACTCTTCCATGTCATCAAATTCAGGTATGCTCACTTATTGTACCCCCCGTTGTTGCGTTTGATGTTGCGGATAGGTTCAGCGATTTCAGAAATCTTTTTCTGAATGTCACCAACCGTTCCCCGAAGACCATTCCATTCAACATTGGTCTTTTGGTCAACGCGACGCACACCAGTCTGCACTTCCCGCATCAGTTTTCCGATGTCGTTCAGTTTTGTTTCTACGGCATCAAGACGAGCGCCAAGTGTCGCGATTGCGTCTTCAAACTCTTGTTTGAACTTTTCAAATTCTTTTTCGGTCATCGGTCTTTTTCCTCGGTTGTATAAATCTACAGTATCTTACCTATTCACAAACATAACGAGTTTTGTCAATTTGTTTGTTCGCCTTTGAAGCAATTGTTTCCCAAACATCGGGTCTGTTTTTCTTTACCCACCGAGCCGCGAGTTGTGCCCGTTTTGCCTGAAGTACAGCGTAATACCGTGCCGACCCCGAACCGTGTTCGGTTTGTCGGTACTTTTTCATGTATTCGCTAGCCGCTTTACGGCACAGCGTACACCTGCACTTGCCATTCGTATAGGCGTTGTAGGTGCCGTGATTTATTGCAACCATGAGATTATTCCCCTAGTAGGTCGCCATGATTGATGTATGAATCGTACGACTGACTCAGAATTTTGATTAGACGACCCGACTTGAATCCAAACAATCGTTCAAGGTGCTCAACGATGAGTTCATTTGGTGAGAATGAGCGCTTATATACATCGCTCAAAGTCGTGCCTTGTTTGTTAGTCCACCAATTGCGACGCGAAATACTTGGATGATTAGCCTTCAGCATGTGGAAAGCGTCGTATTCGTTGAATCCGTTGGAGATTGCGATTCCCCACGCCGTAGCGGTTGAGCGACTTATGCCAGCATGACAGTGGACAAGTAGATTTTGTCTACCGTGACCCCACCCAATCATCTCTTGGACATGCTCAAAGGTTGGAGCATCACCCCAATCGGGTGTCACGACATCATCAAATGTCACGATTTTGTGGTCAGGGTGGTTGAAATCCTTGACCTCCAATTTGCTCGGACCTGCGGTAAGAACGGAAGAGAACTCGTGACAAATCGCCCGAGACTCCTCTAGGTTCCTGACCGTAGGAAGAAGTAGTTGTTGCTGTGTTGTGTTGGTGCTATTACTCATATCCATAAGTGTACGGTCTTGAAATGCGTTTGTCAACCCCCCCCAAGACCTAATTACAAGCCTGTAATTGTGTGACGGTTGACATTTATGGGTATCCCATAAGGGGTTGCAAAATATTTAGGTATCAGTTAAAGTGTCTACCGACATCAAGTATTCCCATAAACAACAAATGAGGTATTGGACAACATGGAAACTACATACACAAAATTGCGTGAGCAGGTCGGTTCCCGTAGGGGGCGTAAGCCACTTCCCGACGCTGAGCGAAAGCAACGCATAGAGGCTCGCAAGGCTGAAAACCGTCAGCGCATGGAGGCTAAGCGTCGTGCTTGGTTTGTTCTTGAAAACAAATACAACAAGGAATTCAAGCGCATCTTTGAAGAAGAATTCCAAATCCTGAAGAAGCAGAAGTACTCAGTAAACAACAAAAAGCGATAATCCCGTGACAAGGGCTTTGCTTCTCAAAACCGACGGAACACACCGAAGAGTTGACCTACCCGAAAAGAACGCGCATGTCGCCGTGTCTAAACTCGTGGCTGATGGGGACGCTTTTGATTGCGTACATGACCACGAAAGGCGCATAAGGGGCTATCTCCATGACAGGGGTCTCCTTTTGGGGCTTTCGGTCAACCCCGTGGCGAGCCTTCTGTTTAACATGAATCTCGTAGGAGATGTGCTTGTAACAAATCCCCATAATCATAAAGGGGAAGCAGATGGGTACGACTATGACCTTGACGATAGGTGGTTTGACGGTAGAACTTTACTTACTTTCAAACAAATTAGCGCTGATGAATCCATATGCAAGGCTCTTGAGGAAGATATCCGCAACATGGATTTTTCGCATCATATGTTTTCTCTGACCGAAGAACAAATGAAAGAATATTTAGTTTCAGGTGAAATACCACCCGATGCAAGGCGTGTATCCTAAACCGCTTATTTCAACTATTATTGTTATATGAGTGATGAATACTTGTACGGTGACTACCGTATTCTGCGGGCTGACCGCATGCCGTGCCCTGTTTGTGGTCACCCGACAGGTGACTGCAAGCCCCATCAACAAGAATCACCCATCAAAAACCCGACAGGAACTGGATTGTTTTTGTCTTTAGACAAACAAACAAAAATTATGCTAGAAGAAGACATACTTGAAGAACGAATCATGTATGGAAATGTAAAGATAAAAGTGATTAAGTTTCACAAAGGACAAACAATAACCGTCGCACAAGCACGAGAACACGGATTGTTGGACGAATAACACTCAAATCGGCTTTACTGAAACACTTCGGTAGGGTACAATATTTCTTTCCCTGAACAACCCCAATCCGAAAGTTGCATTATGAAGGACGTTTCCTTGACTCCGAAATTTCTTGAGAAGTACCGTCACATCACGCCGCCGTGGGGTTTCAGCGGACTCGGAGAAATTGTTTATCTCCGAACATACTCTCGCCCGATTGAGGGTGTAGACCGCAACGAAACATGGATTGAAACAGTTTCGCGTTGTGTCAACGGTGCCCTAGACATCAATGTTCCGTGGACACAAAAAGAAACAGAAGCCATATTTGACCATGTTTACAACCTTCGTTGCTCATTCTCGGGTCGCGCACTGTGGCAACTAGGAACACCGCTAATCAAAAAATTCAATGCATCGTCACTCAACAACTGCTACTTTACAAACATTGAAAAAATTGAGGACTTTGAACTCTTGTTTGACTACCTGATGCTCGGAGGTGGAGTCGGGTTTTCCGTAGAGCGCTCCAAAATTCACGACCTCCCCAAGGTCAAAGCGGGCGTAAAAATCACGCATGAGCGCACCAACGATGCCGACATAATCGTCCCCGACTCGCGACAGGGGTGGCGTCGTCTCTTGCACAGTGTTCTGAAATCTTTCTTTGACACAGGTAAGTCGTTCTCGTATTCAACTATTCTCGTCCGCGAATTCGGTGCACCGCTAAAAGCATTTGGTGGCACCGCCAGTGGACCCGGTGCCCTAGTGGAGGGAATCAAGGACATCAGTGAGGTATTCCAAGCACGAGAAGGGAAGAAACTCCGCTCCGTTGATGTATTGGACATCTGCAATATCATCGGTCGTATTGTCGTTTCTGGCTCGTCTCGCCGCTCAGCACAAATCGCAATCGGAGACCCAGACGATGTACTTTTCCTGCGTGCAAAAAATTGGGCTTCGGGTGAGATTCCCGCTTGGCGCGCAAACTCCAACAACAGCATTTACGCGGACTATTACGACCACATCATGCCCGAACTATGGAAGGGCTACACGGGCAATGGAGAGCCATACGGTCTCGTAAACCGTCGCCTTGCCCGCAAGTACGGTCGCACAGGAGAAGCAAAAGCAGACACGACGGTGGAGGGCTTCAATCCATGTGCAGAAATCGGTCTCAGTGACGGAGAGTCATGCAACCTGTCCACAATTTTCTTGCCCAATGTCCGTAGCGAAGAAGAATTTCACGAAATTTCGCGCCTTCTCTACATGCTTCAAAAGCAGATTACCCGCCTTGAGTACCCATACGAAAAGACGACGAATATCGTCCGCAAGAATGCGCGACTTGGGCAGAGCGTCACCGGCATCTTGCAGTGCACCGAGGAAAAAATAGGCTGGCTGTCTCGCGCCTATGAGATGCTCGCTGATTTTGACGAGAAATATTCGCAGAGTAAGAACTTTCCAAAATCAGTGCGTTTGACCACTGTGCAACCATCGGGGACGCTTTCACTACTCCCAGGTGTCACACCTGGCATCCACCCTGCTTTTGCGCCGTTCTACATCCGACGTGTACGATTCGGAGCCGCTGATGGGCTCGTGGACTCGCTCCGCAAGCGTGGACACAAAGTTGTTTGGGACATTGGTTTGGATGGGCGCGAAGACCACACGAAATATGTGGTTGAGTTCCCCTGCAAATCCCCCGAGGGCGCTGTTCTCGCAAAGAACATGACTGCCATAGACCAGTTGGAATGGGTTGCGAAAATGCAGAAAGTGTGGGCAGATAACGCAGTTTCGGTGACCGTCTATTACCGCAAGGAAGAACTTGATTCAATCAAAGAATGGTTGTCCAAGAACTACGACGAGAACATCAAATCGGTATCGTTCTTGCTTCACAGCGACCACAACTTCCCGTTGCCACCGTATGAAGAAATCACCGAAGAGGAATATGACACCATATTTGAAAAGATTGACATGTCTGTTGCCCTAACACCGATTTCGGGTGATGACTTGGACATTGATGCTTGCGCATCAGGGGCTTGCCCAATCCGGTGACAACTATTTCAGTACTCAAAGATGCAAGGGTACACGAGATTTACTATAAGGCTGCTGAAGCAATCTCGCGACACGGTTTGTCCAACAGTCTCGTCTATGACCCGTACACCCACAAAATTGACATCATGGGCGGGATTCTTCTTGCGTGCGGAGCGTCAGAACGCAAACTAGCAGAAGGTTTATTGGAAACGGAAGAATGTGGTGTGCCACCAGTTAACCAAGGGAAAGTACATGTTGCGTACGAGTATGTTGAATCTGCTTTGGCTAAAGACCCGAGTGAATGGTGCGAGAACCATGCGACGCACGAGGCTGTCGCACTGCTTCAAAGGCTTGCAGAAAGAATAGAGATATCTATTCGGATACCTGAATCACTCACTCAAAAAGACTAAGTTGTTCCGTTTCTTTTTCTTTTCTGATTTCTTCTTCTTCGTCCGCTATACGCTTTGTCGCTATTTTTGCATATTCTGAATTAAGTTCACAGCCGAGATAGTCGCGCCCAAGACGCAACGCAACAACACCAGTTGTTCCCGAACCGAAGAATGTGTCAAGAACTGTGCACGGCACCGTTTCGTCAGTTTCGCACTCGCACGCTTTGCCCCAACCAAGTGTTTGTGTTTCTACAAAACCAGCGTCGCCCTTGCCATTGATTTCTTCGTACTCTCCCTCGTATATATTCGGACGGTAACGGGGGTCATCTTCGGGAAGTTCGTTTCTGCGTATTCTTTTTCTATCAACGATTCTTTCCCATGGTGTTCCACATGATGCGCAACAACCTTTTTCACTTGTGCCTGCTTTGATGCACGGTTCCACTAGGTCTGTTGGGAATACTGCGAAATGTGCTTCCTTATAGGGTTTTGTGTTTATTGTCCACACCGACCGCTTGTTTTTGAACGCACCCGTCATCCCGTGCATCGCATTAGGGATTCCTGCTTCTTTACGACTATCAGCCCTCGCACCCCTATTATCGTGCGGATATTTTGCGGGCTCCTTGATTGCTTCCGAATCAAAGAAGTAGTTAGCCTTTTTTGTCAGAAGGAAGATGTATTCATGTGCCTTGGTGCATCGGTCTGTTACTGACTCTGGCATCGGATTTGGTTTGTGCCAAATGATGTCTTGTCGCAAAAACCATCCGTCTTGCTGTAGAGCCAAAGCAACACGCCACGGGATGCCGACCAAATCTTTGGGTTTCAGATAGCCGTCATCGCGCCCGATGCGGGAACGAAAATCCTCATTCTCTCCACCAGCATTGGAAGCATTTGTGGACGCAATGGTTTGTTTCCATCCGTTACCGTTGCTTCCCGCATACGAGTCACCCAAATTAAGCCACAAAGTGCCATCATCACGGAGGATGCGCCGCACTTCGCGGAACACGCCAACCATATCTTCCACATATGAATCAAATGTTGGTTCTAATCCAAGTTGGTTATCAATCCTGATTGCCCCACACCTACGGCAATAGGATTTATAAATACCGTCCCCGATTGCGCCTTCTAAATTCCTTTGACCAGTGGATGTTTTGTCGCTTTGTTTACTATCGCGTTTGTGCGAACAATTAGGGTCTCCGCCTTCCCATTTGCCTGTGCCGTAGTCACGCAAACCCCAATACGGAGGAGATGTGACTACGCAATGAATCGACCCATCGGGAATACTTTTTAAAGATTCTCGAACATCACCCAAAAGAATTTTTGGGTTGAGCACAAGGGGCTGTTCTTGGACGGCATTATTCTGCAATTCGTCAATCACCACAGTTTCATTCCCCATCAGGGGAACAGTCTACTTAGAGGTCTTGAACCACGCAAGTACACGCTGACGAAGCGACTTGGACTTCAGGTCGTTGGCATAGATAATGACAGGATTTAGAACATCCTGAACATACTTTTCCGCCGCACTGATGTCTTCAGCCACTGCCGCCGCCACAGACTGAGTGGCGTCCTTTACCGCTTCTGCGGTATTGGATTTAACAACAGCCTTGGAAGGACTCTTTTTAGGAGTAGCCTTCTTTTTTGCTGGTGATTTCTTCTGTTTTGGGGTTGATTTCTTCTTTTGTGCCATGACAGCAAACTACTACATTTGGGCTACCTAAAATGAAACACCCTAGTTCTTTTACGACCAATAAATATGGGGTATTTTGGACTAGATGGAAACTGGCTCCTACAAAACGGACATAGACAAACTAGCCCTTGCTGTTGAGGCGACGAAAATAGCCAAGCAACAAACCGTTGACGAGGAGGGAATCGGTCAAGATATAAACATAAATTTGTTTAGTTGGAAACAGGACAAACTCGTATCAATAATGCAACTCATGAAGACACATCAGATAAGCCGAAATGAGCGTTTGGAAAAGTTGACGCAAGCAGCATGCATAAAGCGACAAGGTTGGGGTGTTGATTCATTTACATTTGTTGCCGAAGGATATTGTTCTTTAAAGCCATCCGAAACAAAAGACCAGGATTTGGCAAGCCTTTTTGCAAAACCGAATTCGCCTGTTTCGGAATGCATATCCTTCACGCATTTTGGTGAAGAACCCGTATTCGTGTCAGTTCCTTACTCAATCAAAATCGGTCGTGTGGTTGAGTTCGGAAAGGCTTTACGGTACTCTGCCCTTAATGTATTGAGAGACCTAACATATGCAGCGACGCTAAACGCTGCATTAAAGTTGAATACCGACTCAAATCAACCCGATGAATACAAAGAATCATTTTACGCAACCCTCGCGGACGCAATTACGGATTTGGGTTTTGAAATATTCTACAGAGACGATTTATGAAGGCGCACGAAATGGATTTTACGAACTATCAATGGAGAACAAGTCAAACTGCTATTTACCCAAAAGAAAAAATGTTGGAGTATCTTTCGCTCGGTCTTGTGTCAGAAGCAGGTGAAGTTGCGGGCAAAGTAAAGAAAATTATTCGTGACCACGATTCAAAATTGACAGTTGAAATGAAACAGGCTCTAGCGGCGGAAATAGGCGATGTTCTGTGGTATGTTGCCCAACTATGTTCTGCGGTTGATATGAATATGGGTCTAGTTGCCCGAGACAACATTGAAAAACTTCTAAAGCGTCAACAGTTAAATACTTTAAGTGGAGATGGAGACAATAGGTAATGGGAAAGAAAAATAAGAAAGTTTCTCGTGGGGCACAACAACGAACACGCTTCAATTACTTAACAAAAGAGTATGAGACAGTGCCGGGAACCAAAGCAGGAAAACGGAGAACCCGCTTGCCGTACGGTCATCCACTCAGAACTCACGACCTTGCGCCGAAACGAAAACGCAGAGAAGGCAAACGGGATGACGATTGAACCGAATGAACCCCTAACACTAATCAAAGGCGTTGAGATAGGTCAGATTCCTGCGACTCCGCTGATACCACCGATGAGCGATGACATCGTTAAACAGGCATCCGATTTGTTGTTGAAGTTCGGCGCTCATTATGGTTTCCCTGTCGCCTACAAACAGGAGCAGAACGGTCGCCTGATTCAACACGTACTTCCCAATCCCAAAACGGAATTCGCACAAATTTCTTCATCTTCCAAAGCATTGCTGAAAATGCACACAGAAACAGCATTTCATCCGCATAAGCCAGATGTTCTTATTTTGATGTGTTTACGCGGAGATAAGAATGCTCCAACCACATACGTGAATTTTGGGGACATCTTAAGAAATATAGATGTCGGATTGATGTACGAGTTGATGCGCCCCCAATTTTATATCCAACCCGACTTATCCTTCAAGGAAAACAAAAAACAATACGATGAATGGTTGGTGCCGGTCATTAATTTCAAACACAAAAAGTTTAGATTCATTTTTGACGAAGACCTGATGAGGGGGAAAACCGAAGTTGCGAATTCCGCTTTGGAATGTTTTAAGAAATTAGTTGACGAGAATATAAAAGAAATTGTTCTTGAAGATGGTGATGTTCTCATTATTGATAATCATCAAGTTGCTCACGGCAGGAAGCCTTTTCAGCCTCGCTATGACGGAACAGATAGATGGTTGATGAGATTGATGGTAAAAGAACAACTTCCCGATAAGAGGGAATGTGTGGTTTCAACCCACCCCGTCATTACTACTGAGTTTTGCTCCCCTCAGAAGGATAAGGTCGCTTTTACAAGCGCATAGTCTCGCTCAGCCCTAATCCGCGATAGCGGTTTATTGTCCAAGCAGATAAATGGGTGTTCCACTGCCCTCATAAGAACGAATTTGTGGAATGACACTGAAGCGATAATGAAGAGAAGGGCTGTTATCAAAAAAAGCATTCATTTATAATAAATTATCCACTTGTGAGCGTTTGCACTATTCGGGGTGAATGTCTTCACCTTTCTCTTCATCGTCTTCCCCGCCTTCGGTCAACGCAGGGAAATCACCCAACAACTTATTCACCGTCGTCTCCTCAATCACGCCAGAATCACGCATAATCGCAAGCAATTTCTTTGCTTCAGCCTCAGCGTCAAACTTCTCAGAAACTTGTGCACCGGGAGCACCAGCCAAAACAGCCCGCAACTGATTCTGCGTGGAGTCCTGAACATCCATACGAACATTCAAATTGTTTTGCTCCATTCCCAGCAAACGAGCACGCCTGTCAATAATTGACAAAATAGTTGACACCGCTTTGATGTCGGGCTCCACAGACACCTCGGTGCCGTCATCCAACTTGACCTTTCTGTGTTGCGTTAGCGGCCACACTGCGCTCTGAAGGGCATCCAGACGCTCCAGTTCCATCTGTAAGACCTCCGGATACGCCATGAGCGCTTCTTGGCTCAACCTGCCCAATTGTCGCCGTATAGACGAACTGACAGCATTGTTGGTCATGCCAAACCTTCTTGAAATTTCTGCGGTGGTGATACCAGCCTGACGCATTTTGAATATGCGTACGTCTCTTTCGGCTAGGAACTCACGAGTCAAACCCTTTTCTGTCATATTTGGTCTCTCACATCAACTAATTCAAACGGAAATACTTTACCCCTTCTAAGTTTAGTCGGAAATGGTCGTTCGTCTCGTGCACCACGAAAATGTCGCACATCGTAAACATATTCCCCAACAATTGTTGGGTCGGGATGTAGCGAAAGACCGAATTCCGGCCACCGCGACCAAACAGCAGACCCGAACGGACGCAAATCCCTCGTGCTCATTGACGAACCCAAGGGCGCATGGTGCTCCAACCACAATGCGCATTTATGGTAGTCGCGAATCATGTCAAAGAACTTTGCCACCTGAACGGCAACAGCCTCTGATGTTCGCCCGCCAGGGTCTACAAATGATTTATATAGAGGTCCAACAACAAGAAGGTCTGGCTTGATTCTCTCTACAGCCTCCTCAATTATTGCCCTGTCTTCAGCCCTCAGTAAATCCACACCAGCAGGCTTGATAAGTATGTGTGCATCAACCTGCTTCACATGACCGTAACGCAATGCCGCGTTCATGATATTCGTAGATGTTCGTCGGATAATACGCTCTGGATTTTCAAGGTCAATAGTCAGGGTGCGAATAGGTTTTATACGAGAAAAATTAAACGGATGAAGACCTGCGGAAGCACAAATCGCTACCTGTCGCGCAAGCATGGTTTTGCCGACTCCCTCGGCTGCCACCACCATTATGCGTTCACCTCGTTCAATCAGATTGTCAATAACCCAATCAAATTCCTCGTCTGCCGACTCACCAAGGAAATCCTGCCAATTAATGAGTCGTCCTCGGTCATAGTCGTTCTCGCCTTTGATTTGATTAAGCAACATGGTCGCACGAGAAATTCGCGTATCTTCAGAAAGGTCTTGGCGCAATAGAACTTTGGTGATTTGCGAGGCTATGGATTCAAGTGAAGATGTTGCATCCGATAAAGCCTGTTCATCTGACTCTTCATTCTCTTCGTCTTTTCGTTCTGCCGAATTGAGAGGCTCTGCATCTTTAAAATCAATTAGTTCTTCAAGATTCCCTCCGTTTGCCAATAGTTCGGAAACATCCTTAAATTGTTTAGGTGGCACAAATGTGCTCACCGTACATCCAACTTTTTGTAATCGGCGTTGTATCTCTTTCGCATGTTCCCAACCCGGTACATCATTATCGGCGATGATGAATACTCCGCACCCACGAAGAATTTCGGTAAACGAATCCTGCCATTTGCCAGCGCCGTTTGGCGGAGTCGTTGCACACCAGCCGAGTTTGACCAAATTATCTGCATCTTTTTCGCCTTCAACGAGCCATATCACTTCGTTATTTTCACGAGCCTGAATAATTTCGGGGAGACGATATAGCGTTTTGTCTATATTCTCCAACGAATAAATCCATTTTTTGGGATTGCTTGGGTCGGGTCTGCGTTGCTTAAATGTTTTCTTTCCCCATTGGTCTACGAAACGCTGTTTCTGATAAATAACTTCGCCTTTTTCGTTTCGGTAGTCATATGTCGCAACAAGAGAAAGTTTCCGCTCCTCCTTGCGTGGGGGATAAAGGTCGGTGACTTTCATGCTGAGGGATGTGCAAATTTGCACCACATCACAACCGTTACCACGGTGACATGTGACGAGGACGCGACCGTCATTCCCTTGCGCAACAGAGAGAGAGGGATTTTCATCATCGTTGCGACATGGGCAACGCGCCTGCCAACCGGCGCCAGTCTTTTTTACGCCGTTAAGTTTGTTTAAGAACGACTCAACTGTCGGAGAAGCAAGTTGTGTCATTCTGATTCAATCATTTCATCTTCAATTACCACTTCGTATTGGACATTGGAGCGCCTCTTTTTTCGGTCAGGATTTTGTTCGTCTCGTTGTTTTGATTTGCGTTCACGTTCTCGTCGTTTTCGTTCAGCATCCCGCCAACGACGACGGGCACGAATCGCATTTATGGATTCCACCTCGGTACCATTTCCTGTTTCCCACGGTTTATAAGTAATACCTAGTTCTAATCTACGGTATTGTCGCTCCGTTTCCGATAATCCACCCCAAATTCCGTGCGACTCATTCTCTAAGGCATAGTTGAGACAGGGCTCCCTGACTTCGCATGTGGAGCAAATCTTTTTTGCTTCCTGAATTAACGCACGCATCCTATTTGACATTGTCGGTTTTTCCACGATTGGATAAAAGACACGAACTCCGTGTTCACGGCAAGCGGATTTGGATGAATCAAATGGGAGAGATGCGCGGAGGCTCTTGTTCATGGGCTCCAAGCATAACCACAGACCAATTCAGATGTCAACGATATTCTGCGATTTTTTGATTATTGTCAGCGCCTGCCCGTAGTCAAGCAACACAGTCATGTAGTTCACCGTCAAGTCTCCCTTTTCGTCAACAGATGACACAATTTCTATGCTTTCCTGCGGACATCCGAGAGCGTGTGCTAATGCTGACCGTGTTTGCGCAAGCCTTATCTCATCAACGGCAACATCGTCATAGAAGTCCCACGGTTCTTCGGTAATCGGGGGAGGTACAACTGTCAAGGTGCGGAGTTCTCGCTGTTTTTCTGTGGCGATAACGCACCATGTGCACGCTATTTTGTCCGTTTTTGATGGGCGTTTACGAACCTCAACATGCCCACATTCAAGGATATGCTGATACTCAACACGACCCCACTGCCCTACTCTAACTATTTCTACTACCTGTTTTTGTGGAGCAGATTTTTTATTGACGCTCATTAAAATTTATTTCGTTTCCTGTAACTTCTCGCCTTATCTTTGGCGGTTTCGGTATTCGCAACAAACTGTCGTCCTCGCTTGTCGCCTTGAATCTTCTTGCGATTCGTGGCGGCACGCTGAGCAGGCGACAACCTTCCCCATACCTTATCGGGCAAATACCTGCGCATCTTGCCCCCACGCAAGGCTGGTTTGCCGTCCGAGGTTCTCCACTTTTCTCGTCCCCACTTTTTCAGCGACCGTTGCTTCTTGCTTGGGCGTTTACCCTTCTTGTACCCCCCACCCGCTTTCCTGTATCGCAACGCCACGAGTTGTGCTTTACGAGCAGACCACTGACCGGGTCGCCCACCCTCCGAACCAGCCATCACGCGAGCCTTGATGCGTTCACGCAACGCGTTGTTCGTGTATGGCGATTCGCTTTTTTCTTGTGCGTTGGACATCACGAGATAGAAGTCGTGAACCGATTGGTTGGCATCAAACATAGATTTTGTACTTGCCTTTCGTATGGGTGTACCGAGAACTTTTACAGACAACTTATCCACTCACCAATTTTACAGAGCCCCACGCCTCACAAAATAAACAGGCATCAACCCCGCTGAATACGAATAGCACCCTCAACAATCAAATCATTTAAAGACATTACTTTCAGGAGACCGAGCAATAACTCCGCCTCCCAATCACCAGCCTCGGCAGCAGACGACAAAAAATCCACCACATCCTGCTCCGTCTTCGGGTCACGCACCACGTACGGCTTAAAACCCTTCGGCACAATATTTGACCCAGACAAACGCACCCCCTGCGGTTGGGGTTTCTTGGGATGCTCAGGACGCTTTCGCATTAGCCAACGGCAACAAAAACTCGTCCGCCTCCCACATACAACCAATTGCCGAATAGCCCGCAACATCCATGAAATTATCAAACAGCGACTCGTTCTTCGGGTCAACACCCTTGGCAATGATGTTCTCTAAACGCGCAATCTTGTCGTGCATACGCACCAGCAAACCACGCGAACCAAACCGCGCAACATTGTCATGCCCGTAATCCGTCTGCTTGTTCACCAAAGTCTCATGTACGAACATCTGTCGCATCGGACGGCTACAAAACTTGCGTGACAAAACCACTCCAGTTGCGCCCAAGTCGCGCCAAAATGCAAACCGCCCCAAATTTGGGTGAATTGGCTGGTCAAAAAACGAACCAATGCCGTCGTCAACCATTTTACGCAAATCGGTGAGATGCGGTTCATACTCCGCGTCCTGCATCTCGGCAACAACATCGTAAATGTACTCCAAGGCACACGATGCAGCGTCCTGCCAAACACCGCCCATAACGGGGGCTTTTCTGCTCCAAAAACTGAAGTCCGACGAAATGATTTGGGTAGCGGGAAGGTGTGCCATGACTGTAGAATCTAGCACCATGAGCAGTAACCAAATGAACACCGAAAATTCGGATTGGCAAGCCAACACGGTCGCGGGCATGGCGAAGGGGGGACGACGCGGCTCCTACATGGTATTGTGCTACGCACGCATGCGCACACGAATGAAAGAGGGTGAGTGGTTCACGAGAACCGAGTACTACGACTTTCAACTAGAAAAAATTGACCGAAACAAAATAAAACATTATACGAACACTCTCACAAAGTCGGGTTTCCTTGAACGCCATTTCAACGGTATTCAATGGCGGATTACTCAGGACGGATTTGCAATGATACGAGAGTTGGATAAGCGTTTCACCATCATGAATCCCCACGGAAACAGTCAAACCGCTTCGGCAATTCATGCCCGCAACAAATCATTGAAAAAGGAAGAGGAGAGCATCCTGAACGGCAGTAACAACACAGTCCCATTCGTTACAAAATAAACAGGACGAAATGTCGTCTGCAAATATTGAGACCAACATAATTAGGTGCGCGGAAGCGCTCAGTGAACTGCGAAAACTTCCCGACGAATCCATCAACACGGTCGTCACATCACCCCCCTACAACAAAAAAGGCATACAGGAAGGCAGAACACAAAACAGCAATCAGATTTGGCAGAAACACAACATTGACTACAACTCGTACCACGACAATATGCGAGAGGAAGAATATCAAGAATGGATAATTGCGGTAATCAATCAACTTCTTCGCGTCATAAAAAGTGACGGCTCAATTTTTTTCAACCACAAACCGCGACGATACAACAACCAAGCACGACTGCCAACCGAGTTCATACATAAAACGAACGCAATAATCTATCAACTCATAATTTGGAATAGACACAACAGTCCAAATATTCGTAAAGACCATCTACTGCCGAACACCGAACATGTGTATTGGTTGACGAAAAACAAACCCCGCACCCACAGGGAAAATGTGAACCCTGATTACATAACCGAAATATGGAATATCGCACCGCCAAAACAAACGACTCACCCTGCACCCTTTCCCCAACAACTTGTAGAGAACTGCATTCTTCTCACGACCATAATTGGTGATGTCGTGCTTGACCCGTTCAACGGAAGCGGAACAACAACCACCACAGCAAAACGATTGGGACGAAAATACATCGGCTACGACATAGACCCCCGATATGTTGAAGATGCTCAACTAAACATGGAACGACAATGAGAGAATACGACATACCACCAAACTTCTTGAAAGACCTCCAACACGGAGAAAACGGGGAACAAATCATTCGCGATTTCCTCAATGACGCCAACAGCGGCTCAATAGAAATCAAAACAGACCGCTACCGCAACGGCAGAATCGCCATAGAAACCGACCAAAATCCACGCAACGAAGGTTGGAAAAAATCGGGCATCAACATCACCACCGCGAAATGGTGGGTTTACCAATACCACCTAGACGGTACATTCCTCATGATAAAAACCGCCCGTATGAAACGCTATATGCGGGCGCACCCCGAACGATTCAATGAAAAGAACAAACAAAACTTTGCACCCAAAAGCGACAACCCCGCCAAGGGCTTTATCCTTGAACAACACGAAGTAATGGACATGATGCTCAACCCGAAATACGACCAACCACAATGACCTACCCGATAATGCGTCTCACCGCCAAAGAAGTCATATACCTACGCAAATGGGTCAACGACTGCTACGAAAACAAACGCCAACACAAAGTCACCGACCGCAAATACACCGCCACCATGACCCCCAAGGGCATCATCATGATGGGCAAAGCAGGAGAAGTAATCACCGCCCGCCACTACGGAACCACCGTTGATTGGGACATCTACATCGGGGCAGACCACGGACACGACACCACCATCAACGGCAAAAGCACAGAAATCAAAACCTCAACCCGCAAAATACTCATCATCAACGACCCAAAGCACTGCAACTACGGGCTATGGAAACCCGAAACAGAACAATGCCTAGTCGTATGGTGCAATCAACCATCCACACAACTAGAAAACATCGGCACGAACACACAATTCCAAATACTTGGCGGAACCACACGCGAAAACTTCTTCGCAAACGCCGAACACGCCGACTTCGGACACGGACCGCGCCTCGTACTAAAAGAACACCAACTCACCAAAATCTAGAACGCAAAACACCTCGCTCAACAATCTTAAAAACCTGAAACGAAACGCCGCCCCAACCCAACAACAACCCCCTCCACGTCACCAACCCCGAATACATCCCACACAACATCCCCAACCCGAGAACCCGACTTCACACACAAATCCACAGCATCAGCAGACAACCCCACTCCACCACCACCCAAAAACCATACCGACCGCCGATTACGCAAACCATCCTGACGCGTCAAATTAGAAGAAACACCTTTCCCATGCACCACCCTCTGCGTCCCATTACGCCTACCATCATCAACAATCACATTCCCCGCCGTAGCCCCCGCCGCTTTGCGCTCCAACCAAGTAGCCCCAGGTTTCGTTTTCGCACGCTCAGAAATCGCCAAACTATTAAAAAAATAGCCGCGCCCCTTAGACAACAAAAACAAATACCGATGCAACCGAACTACCTCACCATCAACAACCCCCTCCGACACCAACACCACATCCTGACGCAACCACCACCCCCACTTCTGCAAACCGAAACCAACCCGCC